TTATGCGGCACGTGGGGGCGAAGCGGCGTCGGCGCCGCCCGCCGCGATCACGGCGCTGTGGCGACCGTGGCGGCGGATGCGGCTGGCCTGAGGGGGAGGAATCCATGGATGTAGAACTGAAAGCGCGCGACGCGGTGATCGCCGCGTTCGGGAGCGATGGCGATTTGGTCGGCCGGGTGAACGCCGTGTTCGATGGAGCACCGGCGCGGGCGACGCCGCCTTATGTCGTTGTGGGCGAATGTCAGGGGAGCGACTGGGGCGCGAAGGAGCTGGCCGGACGAGAGCTGCGCCTGTCGGTCAGCCTGCATGATGTAGGCGAGGCGACCGGGCGGCTGGCGCAGATGATGGCGCGCGTGGACCCTGTTCTTCAGGGGCTATCGCATCTAGGCGATGGATGGCGCGTCGTCAGCGCGCGGCTGTTGCGATCGCGGTTGACACGCCAGCCCCGTGGGCAAGCCGGATGGCAGGCGGCGATTGACTATCGGCTGCGGGTTGTGCGCGAATGAAGGGCCGACCCCAAGCGGATCAGGACTTCGAATAATCCTCATATTCGCTGACGATCTTGTCGCGATATTCCGAAACCTGATCGTCGGCGTCGGCCTGTGCTTCGGCGTCCTTCATACTGCTTGCCTTATCGTCGGCGATGATCGCCGCGCGGAAGGTCGCTTCCTGCGTGGCGCATTTCGCCTTCGTTTCGGCCTGGAAGTCGGCGAGCGACATCTTCTTTTCCAAAGCGGGCTGGCTGAGGTCCGAGAGGCACTTCGAATAGGCCTTGCGCGCGGAGCCGACGTCCGTGGCGGGCGCGGCGGCAAGCATCAGGATCAATGGCGCGGCTAGAAACATAACAGCTCTCCCCATCACGATCAGACATGATTCATTTACAAAGGAGAATGCGCCATGGGCGTCGAAAAAGGAAGTGCCTTCCTGCTCAAGGTCGGCAATGGCGGCAGTCCGGTCGCCTATGCGACAGTCGCTGGCATGCGTACTACGCAATTGTCGGTGAATGGCGAGGCGGTCAACGTAACTAGCAAGGATTCCGGTGGCTGGCGCGAGCTTTTATCGGGCGCAGGCGTGCGGTCGGTCAGTGTGTCGGCGGCAGGCCTGTTCACCGGTTCGACGGCGGAGGTGCGCATCCGCAGCAATGCGCTGGCCGGCACGATCGACGATTTCGAGCTGAGTTTTGAAAGCGGCGAGCGGATGCGCGGGCGCTTTCTCGTGACGCGGCTTGATTATGCCGGCGACTATAATGGCGAGCGCAATTACGCGCTGAGCCTGGAGAGCTCTGGCCCCGTGGTGTCGCTGTGAGCGAGGCGAACCCGGAGCGCGGGGAGATGGCGCTGGAGGTTGGCGGCGAGACGCTGGTGCTGCGGCCGAGTTTCGCGGCTCTCGTGGCGGCGGAAGGGGAATTGGGGCCGCTGTTCGAGCTGGTCGAGCGGGCGTCGGACGGGAAGCTGTCGCTGGCCGATATGGCGGCCTTGTTTTGGCATTGCCTGGTCGATCGTAGAGCGCTGACGCGCGAGGCGCTGGGTGAGGCGATCCTGGTATTGGGAATGGCCAAGGCGGCGCCGGTACTGCGTGCGATTTTGCGTCAGATATTGGCGGGCCGATGAAGTTCGGCGCAGCCGCCCGGCGGCTGGGCGGGATTGCCGGCTGGCTGCTCGGATGGCGGCCGGACGAATTCTGGCAAGCGACGCCGTTGGAGTTGGAGATGGTGCTGCGCGCCGCGTCGGGCGAGGATGAGGCGGCCGGGGCCGGCGTGGATCGCGATGTGCTTGGCCGGTTGATGGAAGCCATGCCCGATAGGTCCCCCGCCGGTGCGACGCCGACGATCTGAATAGCTATTTTTAGGAGGCGTCGATGGACGAGGACATCGAGACGATGGTCGTGCGGGTGCGCGCGGACGGCCAGGAGTTGACGCGCGAGGTCGACAGGATGCGGTCGGCGCTGGAAGGGCCGCTGGCGAGCGGGGCCGAGCGGGCAGGACGGCGGATCGAGCAGGGGCTGATGCGTGCGGCGCGGACCGGCAAGCTGGGTTTCGAGGATCTGCGGCGCATGGCGCTGAGTGTGCTCGACGAAATCGCGGCGGGGGCGATGCGATCGGCCGTCGGGGGGCTGGGTGGCGGCGGCGGACTGGGCGGACTGGTCGGGCTGGGGACGTCGCTGCTGACATCGGCGCTTGGGCTGCCCGGGCGGGCGACCGGTGGGCCGGTGGTGCAGGGGCGCGGCTATCTGGTGGGCGAGCGGGGACCGGAGGTTTTCGTACCCACCGCAAGTGGCCAGGTGACGCCGATCAGCGCGGGCGGCGGGCGCGACGTTCGCGTGAGCATCGCCGTCAATGGCCGTGGTGGCGAGGGCGAGGCGCGACTGCTCGCGCGCAGTGCGCGGCAGGTGGCGCGGGCGGTCAAGGGAGCGCTGAACGGATGAGCGGGTTGGACTATTGGCTCGCGGGGGCGCGGGGCGCGCAGGAAACGCGCTTTATCAAACGGTTCGACCCGACATTGTGGACGGTCAATTTCCCACGACCGATGATGGCGAGCGTCGTCACGACTGCGCCCGATGCCCTGCGGGTGGACGCGGTTTTCTATGGCTCGGGCGATCTGGCCGGGTTGATCTGGGAGGCCGAGGATAGATGGAGCCATCCGTTGCTCGCCTACGCAACGGAGCGGGATTTTCGTGCCTGCACGCTGCGGTTTCGCTGGCGCAGCGAGGGGCTGCGGCGACTTGATGAAACGCATGGGCCGACGCTGACGATCGAGGGGCGGGATGCGGAGGGTAATGCGCGCGCCTGGTATGTACGGCTATGGAACTATGCCAGCGGTACGCCGGAAGATGCAGAGATCATTCTGGATTTTTCGCAGATTCAAGGAGGGTATCGCTGGCCTGATGAGATTGATCCCGTGTGGGCGGGCGATGTCGACCGGATGTTCATATCGCTGGTGGCGCCGGAATATGACGAGGGGACGACGCCTTTCGCCCAAGGGGTGGAGGGTTGGGCGGAACTGAGCGGCATCGTGTGCGACGGGTCCGGCTCGGTGATCGAGATTGGGGACGTCATGGTGCCCGAGCATGGGCTTGGCATAGCGACCGGCTATGATGATTGCTTCAACCAGACGCCCGAGCGGCTGGTCGCGGCGATCCATGCGCTCGGCTATCGTGGCGCGATCAACCACTATGTCGGCATGAGCCATTATTTTCGGCTCGCACGGGATGGCGAGGCGTTGCGCGTCAGTTTGGCTGGCGGCGCATTGAACCAGCCTTGCGCGGCCTGGCATGCGGACTTCGCACGGCGGACCGCGGCGCTGGGCATGGGGGTGATCTGGTCCCTCTCCTATGAAATGTTTGACGCGCACTGCCCCGCGGCGTGGAAGCAGCGGGCGGAGAATGGCGACCCGGCGCTGACGGGATGGGACCCGCCTTCGACGCTGCTGTCACCGGCGCAGAGCCAAGCAATGGGCTATTTGCAGGAGGTCGCATGCGCTTTCGTAGTTCTTGCTCAGGCAGCGGACTTGCCGGTGCTGTTCCAGGTGGGTGAGCCGTGGTGGTGGGTAATGCCCGCGGATGGACGCATATGCCTGTACGATGAGGCGGCGCGGATGGCCTTCGGTGGAGCGCCCGTATCGATTGCCGACATCAGGGGGAGCAAGACGGCGGCGCAGCGGGCGTTGCTCGATGCGGCCGGGGCTATGCTGGCAGCGTCTACGGCCGATCTGTGCGCGGTGGTGAAGGCGGTGGCGCCGGACGCGGTGACGCATCTGCTCGCTTACTTGCCAACGATACTCGATCCGCTGGCGCCCGAGGCAAAGCGGGCCAACTTGCCAGTGGGATGGGCTGCGCCTGCGTTCGATGTGCTGCAACTCGAAGATTATGACTGGGTGACGGATGGGCGGCGTGCGTTGACCGCGCAGGGTGTTGCGTTGGCGACGGCGCGGCTCGGCTATCCGATTGACGAGCAGCATTATCTCGCCGGGTTTGTCTTACGGCCGGAGCAGTCGGGTCAGTGGGCGCGGATTGCGGCGGCGGCGCAAGCGGCGATCGAGCGGGGAACTGCAGCGACCTATGTCTGGGCGATGCCGCAGGTCGCGCGCGACGGCTTCACTTGCTTCAAGATTGATGGAGAGGATGCAATGCAAGCCTTTGATGATGTCGCCTTTCCGATTGCGATCGGGCGGGAAGCAAGCCTTAGCCCGAGCTTTTCCACGCAGATCGTCGAGAGCCCATCCGGCCATGAACAGCGGTCGAGCGACTGGGCCGATGCGCGACTGTCCTTCGACGCTGGGCCGGGGGTGCGATCGGACGCGGATATTGCCGCGCTGATCGCTTTTTTCCGGGCGCGCCGGGGAGCGGCGCGAGGGTTTCGCTTTACCGATCCATATGATGATCGGAGTGGGGCGGCGGGCGCGCCGCCCGGACCACTCGATCAGCGGCTGGGGATTGGCAATGGGCTGGCCTCCGAATTTCCGCTGATGCGCCATTATGGGGACGGGGAGGATGCGCAGGTACGGCGGATTACCCGGCCTGTGCCGGGCACGATCCGGGTTGCGGTAAACGGCGTCGAGCAGGCAAGCGGA